TTTGAACTCCTCCTAATTTTCTTGCAGTTGTTGCGTTTCCAGCCGCAGCAGCTACGTTAGATAAAAGAGCTGTTTCCATATCTCTTTTTAATTCTTTCGCAGATTTTGCTACTTGGTAAGCTAACTCATTATTTCTTCCAGCAGATGTTACAGCATCATTTGTTCCTGATACTTGCACAGCTTTTGTAGAAATTTGAGTGTGGTTAGTTAGTTTAGTTGTTGCTGATAATGTTGGGTAAGTGATTGTAGCACCTTCTACCGCAGCATTTGCAGCTACATCAGCCAAAGCATCTGTTTGCCATTGGTGTGATGTGTTAGTTGCTGATGTTTTAGCAACTCCTGACATAAACGGAGTTTCTGTTGGACTTATTGAGTAAATAATGTCCGCTAGGTCTTCTCTTATGCCGACTGTTTGGTATGTTTGATATACAGCCATTGTTTTCTCCTCTTAGGTTAACGTTTATAAATAACCTTTCAGAAGATCCACAGCATCTTTTGTACTGCCTGATTTCTTCAAGGTTCTGATTTGAGCCAACCTTGATTTATTATCTTTTTCCTCTTTTGTACTTTTAACACCTGGCTTAACAACTTTAGATGGTTTGACAATTTTTTTTGCAAAATTAGTTTTCACTGGTCTTGCAGTATTTATAAATTTCATTCCATCCATGACCACATCAAACATTCTGCTATCGTAGATACCAGAAATCTCTTGATCTGAAAAACCTCTTTGTACAAGATAGTTTCTCATGTTTGTTTTAACTGTAGCTCCTTTTATAGGATCAGCAATTTCAGGATGCTTTAACGCAACCTTTCTTTGCTCCTCAGTTAATATTTTCTGAAACTCCTGTTCTTGATGTCTTTTTAGTTTCTGTTGAGATTGCTGTAAGCTTTCTCTCCTTCTTCTAAGCTTTCTTTCAATTTTAGCAGCTTCAGTTGGGTCTTCATCAAAGAGTCTATCCAACTCTTTTGAGTTTAGTTCGCTGTTAAGTTCAGCATTTAGAGTAGCAGTAAGACTATTAAGATCATCCATCTTAGTTGAATACTCATTTTTCAAACGATCTTTTTCGGACTGCAACTGTCTTCTTTCAATCGCAAGTTCCTCAGTTTTTCGTCTGTAGTCGGCATCTTTTTGATAACCTGCTTTTAATTCTTCAAGGTCAACTTCAATCTTTTCACCATTTACAATAATTTGGTGTAGATCAGTTTCTTGTTCCTCTTGAGCATTTAAATCTTCGGATGCTTCTTCTTGAACTGGAGCTTCCTGTTCAGGTTGAGCTTCAGGTTGTTGTTGAACTTCTTGATTATCTTCAGCTTTCGCTTCTGGTTCTTTTGATTCAACTGGTTTAGCTTCTTCTTGAGGTTTAGAAATTACTCCAGTAGAGTCTAATAAACCTTCAATATGTTTAGCTGCACCTTGCACTGAACTTTTGTTCAGTAGCGGATTTGTGTCTGACATATTGTCTCCTATTGTTAAGCTCCCTTGATGGGTTAGCTTATTCTAATCTTTAGACTAGAATTATTTTTCTTGTTGATTTTGAAAATCAGCTAGTTGTTTTTCAGCTAATTTTCCTGTTTCAAGAATCTCTTTGAAATGCTGCTCTACTTTTCCTAGAACTTGGTAAGCTAACCATAATTTTTCTCTAGCTTCACCATCTTTTGCTCCAGTCTGTTCAAACAAAGCATTAGAATAAATTTTTTTAAGCTCCTCTACGGATTCTTTAAAAAGTTTATTCTCTAATATCTGTTTCGCCTGAGTCGCCCTGCTCAATTCCTGGCTTCTCTTGGCTTTGTCCTTGTAATCCATCTATACCTTGTATCTGCTTACCTAAGATATTAGCAGATTTTTGTGCTTCTTCAAGTATCTTACTATTATTTGACACAATCATCTTATCTAATTCAGCATCAGCTTTTAATTTTGTCGTATCTAACTGTGTATTGTACTTCAAAGTCATTTCTTTGATCTTAGCTTCAAAGTCTAACAGCATTTGTTGTTGTTTTTGTTGTAATTCTTTGTACTCTAATTCTAAATCAGCAATTTTTCTCTTGTTCTCAGCATCAATTCTAGTCATTTCTATTTTTTCAATAGGTGGAATTGGCGGAGGTGGTGGCGGAGTTACATATTGTTTACCTAAATCAGGATTGATAAAGTAACTATCCACTGTTTTTAGTCCTGCGTTCTCTACAATTTTAGATAATGTGTTGTAAATATTTTTCAAACTAACCATTGGGAACTCTCTTTGTCCTTGTAATTGGAAAGCTTGTAACTGTTTATCTAAAATATTATTTAAAATTACAATTTGTTGTTCTTTAGTTCCTGTGCCAAGACCCACTTGAATTGTAACATTAAATCTATTCTTCCATTCTGTAGGCATTACTGGAACGTATTGATTATTAAGCTGAATAATTTTTTCTCTATCTTGATATTTAACTGAAAGTTCAAACATCTTTCTAAATAAATCTTTAACACCAGTCTCAGCAAATATTCTTGCAATCAATTCTGCTCTCATTTGAGTTTGATTCATTATTGCAGAGATACCTGTAGCTGTTTTATTTAACGAATCAGAATCTAAACCTTGATTATATTTTGTAACACCTGTTCTAACTTCTCTAACTGTATCTAAGTATTCTAATAATGGAAAAGCTTGTTGTGAAATCGGTTGAGCTTGTATTGGTTGCATTACTTGGTTAGGTGCTTGTTTAGTTCTAACTACACCACCAGGTCTTGATGTAAGTAAATCATCCATGTTTACCATTCCATCCATAACTGCAACTCTATTGTTATTAGTTAAATACATATTGTCTAATAACTGTCTCATCACAGTTGATTTCATTAATTGAATATCTTCAACTAATTCTGAAACTGATCTGCCATAAAATCTGTGCGGCATTGGAATAGGTGTAACTGAAACAAAAGGAATATGATCGCATGGCATATTTTCTAAAATAAATTCTGAGCTTTCACCTACTGATAAAACTTTTCTAAGTTCTGCGATACCATCACCATCAGCATCATAACGAACATAGTTTTCATACACTGTTACTTTTTGAGTTGTCTTAGTATCAGATGTATCAAAAGGAAAGTCATCTATGTTTTCATATCTTGCTAATCGTTCTGTGTTTAATGTTGATGCGTCTGAAGATGGAAGACTATCTACATCCTCCTTATCATAACCCATACTAACTAATTCTGATCTTGTCATTTGAACTCTGTGTGCAACAAAGTTTGCATCTTCAAGTTTGATAGCACTACGATCAATTAAAAATTCTTCTGGTGGAACAGACTCAACTTTAATTTTACCTTCAGTGATTGTTCTTTTAATTTTACAATCATGTAATTTTGGTTCTGGTAAATCTATATCAATACCTTGTTGCTCCATTTGAGCTTCAAACTGTTCAGCAGCTTGTTCAGCTAAAGTATCTGGTTTTTCTGTGTGATCTATAATCTCAACACTTTCATCAGCAGTTAAATCTTCGTAATCTTTATCAGTTAAATTTTTGTAAGTTTCATATTCTACTTTTTGAGATTCATCATAGAATATTTTTAAGATTCCATTTTTTTCTAATAACGCATCTTTGAAAAAATTATATAATAATTGGAAGCCATCATTTTCTTTATAGAATATGTGATTTAAATATGCTGTGGCTTGATCTGCTAAAGGTGCGTCTTCTGCTTTGACAGGTTCACAAACAACAACTTTATCTGATGCAGTAAAAACTCTTAAAAGATTTGGAAGTAAACTTTCAATGGTATCAGCAACATCTGTACTAACAACTTGTGACCTTCCATCAATCTCATTGCCAAGCTTATCACCTTGATAATATTCTAAAGATTTTTCTCTTTCAGAAGATAATGTTCCTCCTAAGAAACCTAACGAATTATGTATGTGAGATTGTAAAGTATTTTTTAATTCTAAATCTTCTAGTCTTTCAATTTTTTTTGCCATAACTAAACTATATAACTTGTATCAACATGAACTGGTTCTTTCCAGTTTGTCTTTTGTCCCCCAATAAATGTGCAGCCATATCTAAATGCGTCTGCTGGATGTGATGCAAAATTGTGTGTGGGTCTATTCTTGAAACACTGATTTTTTTCATCCCATTTTTTTGAGTAAGCTTTTAATGCTTCAACACCCATTGATGTTTTTTCTTTATCAAAATAACATCTAGGTAAAGCTTTACGGACTGCCTCAATTCCATCTTCAATAGAAAGTTTTGGTGCAATATCAAATGATATACCTAATTCCAAAGCGATTTCCAACCTTGATTTTCCAAAAGCTCCTAATTCCCTAACTTTTATATCATGCGGAGCTATATGTCTATAATATTTATAAGGTTTGCTGTCCAGCAGGTCTGCATAAAAATCCAAACCCTCACCTGAGTTTTCTTCATAATCTATAATTCTAATCTCATCACCATGTCTTTGAACGAACCAGATAGCTGTAGAATCTTTAAGACCAAGATCCCACCATGTTTCTGTATCTAGGTTTTCATCATAAGGAACAGATGTCATTCTTTCTGACCCCTCAAGCTTTTCTATGATAGCTCCATAATATGATCCTGTGATTGCAGCTTGGAAAGAACATTCAAACTCCTGGTTATATAGATCCTCTGACATAGTATTTTGAGCAGACACTAATTCTTCTTGATCTAATATCTTGGTTTCAGATGCTTTGAAAACCCCTGTCCACCATCCTTTTTGTTCTACTGCTTCTTTGTGTAGTTTATAAAAATAATTCTGTCCTTTGGGTGTACCTATAAATATACACCATCCTTTCCTGTCGGCTAATGCTGGTCTGATAATTTCTGGAAATAATGTTGGACTAATATTCTGCGTTTCATCCATGACACACCCATCTAAAAAGATACCCCTTAATGCTTGATCGTTCTCAGCACCTAAGATTGTTATTCTTGCTCCATTAGGAAAGTCGCATCTAAGTTCTGATTCATTGAATTTAACAAATGGAATATTCTTGGCGAAATTTTTGATGTAATCCCATGCTGTACTTTTACCCTGTTTAAATGTTGGTGAGATGAAAGCATATCTGGGATTCGGCTGCGTATTAGTTAAAGCATCCCTTATCATGTGGTTGATACACATTACAGTTTTGCCAGACCGCCTATGTGCCACAATTACGTTGAAACGGCTTTTAGGAATTTGTGTGTGCAAAAATTTTTGAAGCTTTCTAGGTGAGTATGGAATTACGATTTCTGACATTTAAAATAAAACCCTACCTAATGAATAGTTTCATTTGTTCTAAAAGGCAACTGTTCTATGTTGAGTTCTTTACCAATATATCTGGAGAAGTCTTTAGCATCCTCATAGTCTGAGAAACCTTCAAAGTGAACAGAAACAGTATTAGTCATTTCTGAAACAAGTATCACTGCGTATATTTTTGGCTTTTCCATAAGTCGGTCTCCTAATTTATCTATGTATGCCTCCTGACAACTGTTTGCAACGCTAAAAACTAGCTTGGTGGTGGGGGTTTTGGCAAAACCCCACCAATAAAAACAAGCACAACTACAACAATTACTGATAACGATCAATTATGACTGCTACCTAGCACTAGAAATATATATTTATTATGCAACTAGCAACAGAATAACTAGAAATAACACAAACCTATAACAACTGAGGGCAACAATACGCATGAAGTTTGGCACATCAACACCAATAAATGTTGTATTATTTATCTTATTTAATATTAATTAGTCTTTAGACCACTTCACAACTAGCGGTGTTTCTGCGTTAAAACTGTGTTTAACTTGCTGTTTATTAGAGTATTTAGGTAGTAAATGAGTTGCTTTCCACTTAGTTAGTGCTACAGCTTCCTTAACTAAATGACTGATTGCAAGGTCGCCTTTACCATTGATCTTAAAATCTGCTATTGCTGTTTCAAGCTGTGATGTTGCTTCACTGAGTAAATAATCAACTCCATCTTGTTTGGCTTGTTCATATTCTTGTCTCACTTTGGGCTTTTTGTGTAATAGCTTTCTAAAACCTTCCCAACTCAATGATCTGGCCTCTAGTGCCTTTTTAATGCCTTTTCCAAGAGCTAATTCTGCCAATAGGCTCTCTAATACTTCAGATGTGAACTTTACTTTATTACTCATAAATATGTTATTGACTAGGTATTGACAAGATAGTCATAATTTGTTATTAAATACCTATGTTGAATATATACAAAAAACTAACAAAAGAAAGGGAAATATATGTTAACTAGAAAATACTATAAAAAAATCGCTGATATGATTAAGAATAATGGTCGTATGGCTAACGTTAGAAATCAACCAATGTTTGTTATAGATCAAGCTAAATTTGTAGATGAATTATGCTTATCTTTCAAACAAGATAACCCTAATTTTAATGAAAGAAAATTTAGGGAAGCTACTGGTCAAATTTTAAGTGAGGTTGCCAATGCTTAAAGCTTTCTATTTTGCTCTATGTTATGCACTAGCAATGTTTGGGTTGCTAGTCATGACACAGATTAATCTTTGGCTAGGTTTATCAATGTTCTTTCTGTTCGTTGTTAAATTTATGCTACAACTACCAACTTATGAGGGGGAAAGATGAAAACAATAATTGAAGGTTTAATATTCTTTGCTCTTATGTACTTCTTGCTTTTCTATGGCTTAGAAATGGCAATGATATTTGAGCAACATATAATAAATAATAGGGGGATATAATGAAATTAATAAATCAAGTTGATTGTTATGAATGTAAAGAAAATTTATGTGATGATGATAATTTATATAATGGTGATTGTGAAAATTATCCTTTTAATTATCTAAATTATTCTGGTCATGTTTATTATTTATGTAATGGTTGTTATGAAAACTATCAAAAAAAGGGGAAATAATGAAAAGATGTAGATTTTGCAAAGATAAAACAAAAGATTATAAAAAAATAAATAAGATAAAGATTTTTTTATGCTCTAAAAATTGTGAAATTAATTATGTATTAAAAAGGTTTTTACATAAAAATTATGAATACGATAATGTTCAAGGCAATGTAAGTTTTGCTTTACCTATGATGTGTGGAAGGTCAAAACAATATAAAGGTTGGTTATGATGTTTGAAGTATTAATGAATATATTAGAAGACAAGTCATTTCATACATTGCTATTGACAATTATAGTATGTGGTGTATGGTTTGCATGGAAAGAAAGTAGAAAGGACTATGAAAGATATAAAAAATGGAAAGCTAGTCAAGGTTGGGACGATTGCTCATAGTCAAGTTATTACTGCTGAACAATTTAATTTGTTGGAGCAAACAGAAAGGAACATAAACAATATGCTTAAAAAGGGATCAATAGTTTATCATAAAGATTTAAAAATTCATGGTTATGTTATCAAGCCACCTACAAGGAACACTAGCGACTGTACTATTGTTGATCTTGAAAAAGAAATGCAAGGTATAAAAGCTAAAATGGTGGTTAAAGAATATGATCTTGAATTACAATGCAATGGGGAGGGATAATGAAAGCAAAAAAGAAAAATAATCAGTGGGAATGGGAAAGTGTAAAAATAACACTTACAGACCCTAATGGTGAAACAATAACATTAAATAGTTTAGATTTATCTGATTACTGTATGACAACTTTACATAATGAAATACAGTTTTATGTTGAGGAAAAAGGAGGGGAACTTAAATGAACAAAGATAAAATAGTTGAAGAACTAAAAGAAATCATTTTTGACTATCAAGACACAATGACAAAAGACGTTGAGCAATCAATAAAGAATTTGATTAGTCAAATTGAAATAAACAATAATCCTAACAATGGTTTAGGTGTTTGGAATGGTTATGAGTATGTACAAACACCAGAACAATTAGAAAAGAAAAGGTAAGCAGGGGGCTAGAAAGGGTAAAATCCCCCTGCTCAGACTATCTTTTGGGAAGATAGTAAATACCTAGATATTGTGTTTAAACATTTCTATTATACTTCATCTTGATTTTATCTGCAATTTCTTTTTCAAAGCTAGGATTTTTTTCAACAGCTTGCCAATACTCCATGACAATCCTGTCAATTTCCTGCTCACTTATTTTAATACTATCAAGATATTTCAACAAACTTGGCAAGGGGGGTAGCTTCGGTAATTGCTTCTTGTTCCTGATTATTGCCTGTTGGTATCGGAAGTCAAAAGACTTCCTTGTGTTATTAACTATATTACTTATTAACTTCTTATTAGCCATTATTCCTAATTAGTATATATTTATTTATTAATTCTTTATTCAGCTACCTTTTTTGTACCTATCTAGGTGCGTTCATAACACCCTCACTGCTAGACCTTTCTAGCTTGCTTCAACAAGATGACCCCTTCCTTTTCAGCTTGTTTTAACTTTCTTTGTTCGTACAATTTCTTTTGAAGCTTACTCATCTTTGTTCTAAGTCGTAGGTTTAGCAAAAGGGTAGATTGAAAATTAGGATTGTCCCTAAATATATACTCATTAGTACGACCTTTTCCCCTATTCTTCCAAGTAATGTAACCCAATAACTGTAATCTATCCAAATGCCTTAGAAGTGTCCTAGACTGCTTTATTTTAAGTTTCTTTTTTAGGTAGGTCTGACTAGGCACTACACCCTTAGGCGCTGTTCTGAGCCGTCTTAGGAGCAATAAAAGGCATTTCTGAGTTGGGGTAAGAACCTGATCGTCTATAAGCTCATGCTCAACTTTAAGGAATGGTTTATTTCTGTTCATATTGGGTCATTTCATCATAGATAACTGTTGCATTAAAACTAAAAGATATTCTTTCAGCATTATCATTATCACTGCTAAATGGGTACACAATATGCTTCATGTTCGCAGGAAATAAATAGTAATCGGCCAAAATGGGTTGAACCAAGTAATTACTATTATTAAACATATTTTCTGAACCTTCGCAAAATTCTATCCAACCACCAACTTGATGATGTTTCTTTGCATTGTCATAAGGTTTCATTTCTGGAAGTTTTAAATATCCAACACATGACAAGTCTGGATTTAATGCTTTGTTTGAATAATGTGTATGTGTATGTAATGGGTTATAGTCGTTTGGTTTCTGTGTGTTTGTCCATGCACTATTTATAATACACTTAGACATTTTATTATTTTTATAATGTGCTTCTACATAATGCCTGATAATGAAATCAAAATATTTTTGTTTCCATTTTAACATTATCTCAGGTGAGATTAATAACTCCTTATAAATCTGTCCTGCAAGTTTATCACCAAAAGCATATTGCTTTGCCTTTTCTGGATTTTGTCTTATGTCGTAAAGGTCTTTCAAAAAATCATCTATTAATTCTTGTGGCATTGTAGATTTAGCAATGGTTGAGCCAAAAGGTTTTAATAATTTACATTCTATTTTATCTTTCATTTTTAAACTCCGTTATTGGTTTTAGATTTTCAATAGGTACAGACCAAACATAAGGTCTTTGATTTATGCCAAAATTTGTCCATGTACCTTTCTTCTTAATATCCTTTGCAGAAATGTAGCCAAAAAATATATATTTTGGTGTGTCATCTCCAACTAAAAAATAATAATCACTTTCTTTATACCCCTGCCTTATGATAAGATTATTGGTTTTTTTTGTCATAAGTTGAGACCTGACTTGTATGCTCTTTCCGTCAATATGTAAATCAGAACCTTTAAAATTATTAACTGAGTGTGGAAAGTAACTATCCATTTTTTTAGCAAGAGCTTGTTCGCAAATAGAACCAGAGATAGTCATTCCCCATTGCTTATAAATATCAAAGTTTGCACCATGACCCCAATTAATTTGCTGTCTCATGCTTTCTGTCTGTCGCAAAAGTCCAGTAATAGCAGAAGATAATATTTCCTCCCACTTTAATTCAATAGTTTCATAATCCATATATAGTGCAACCCTTACTTGTTGATACAATATCTTGTATATAACTATAACCTTTCTCAAAGTAATTGTAAATAGACACTTGACATTAGTATTTAATTAGTAAATAAGCTGTCTATGGCAGAAAGGTTTATAGATGAAGCTTGGATAAAAGGGGATTTCAAGAAAGCAACCATATCAGCAAGTCAATCAGCATTAACAGATAGTATCTGGTTTATTAAATATCCGTTTGCACTGTACAAAAAATTTAAACCAGAAAAACCTAGTATAAGTTTTTTTGCAGGAAAAAAAGTACATAGTTATTTTCAAGAAATTATCCAGAAGAAATTTAAATTTGAAGATGTACAAGAGGATTTTAATAGGTCATTAATTAACATTGATTTAAGTGAAAAAGAAAAAGCAAAAGCAAACTTTATAAAAGAAAAAATAACTAAGTATGTTAATAATCATATTAATGCTCTTATAGAAGTATCAGGTAACGCACACTTAGACACTTGGATTTGTGAAGAATTTCATAGTGTTTGGTATGATGAAAAATATTTTGGCAAACAGCTAGGTATAGAAACAGAATTATATATTGATGCTGTATCTCATTATTTAAAAAAACAATCAGAACATAAAAATAGATTTGGTTCAGTTTATAAATACAAAGACAAGAAAGGAAATGAAACTTGGAAATGGAGAAAGGCACAAAAAATTAAATCTCCACAATTTACACATTGCATACAAGAAGCTGTGTACATGAAATCTTTACCTAACTACAAACCACATTTAGTTTATGTAGATGAAGAAGGTTATACAATTTTTAATGAAGATAATTGTTATGAGTTAAGTCCAGCAGGATTAAAATATTTCTTCAATAAATATATTCAGATCAATGTAAGAAGACAAGAAATGTTAAGAATGGCAGATGGGGATATAAAAAAGTTAGCCATGATGATTGGGATTGATTGGTCTGAAATAAGGAATAGAGAAAACAATCCTATACTTAACACTATACAAGAAGAAGACATACAAAAACTGGAGGAGTTTTATGATAATCTGTGATGGCATATCACCAGAAGATATTAAAAGAATTATAAACAGTGAAGTTCTTAAGAAGATCATAAGAGATCAAGCTAAAGAAGTTTATGATGAAGAAAAACAAAAAGAACAAGATGAAATCGTTGGTAATATAAAAGGAAAGGAAGGCACAAATTGAAAATTGATCCAATAGTAAAAAAGATTTTAGCAGAATTAAAATTTAATGAGAAAGATTGCTTATGGGAGAAGCATGGAGCAACTTGTATGAAGCATAGATACATTGAGATAGCAGGAAAACATAAAGGAGTTTCTATTGATAATTTAGAAGAAGTAGAAAAAAACTCAGATATGGGAGTTGTTGCTGTAAAATGTACAGCTTCATTAGGTAAATCAAAAGTAATTACATATGGAGAAGCTTCACCTAAAAATAATAAAAATAGTTATCCTTATGCAATGGCAGAAAAAAGAGCCATTGATAGAGCTATTTTAAAATTAATAGGTGTTCATGGTTTTATATATTCTGAAGATGAAGTTGATAGTTCAATGGATAATCTTCTATATAAAGCAACAGCTAAAGACGCAAGTAATGATAAAAAAGAAATTTCTTTGGAGAACAGAATATCAGCTATTGAAGCTCATTTTGACTCTAAGAAACCTGATTTAACTACTATTAAAAATTTAATAGTTAAACTTAAATCAGATAAAAAACGCAACTACCCTGATTTTGTCAAAACAGAACATGGCAAAAGACTTGTAGCTTGTGAAAATAAACTAGTAAAACTCAAAATGAATAGGAGATAAATATGGGTGACTTTGTACTTAAAGAAGGTACTGGATATTTAAACAGGGATAATGAAAACCCTGATAAATTCTGGGGTTCGTTCAAGGTAGATAGAGACTACAAACAAGGCGAACAAATAAACTTAACAGAATACATCAATCGTAAAGATGATGGTAAAGAGGTTCATAAATTGCAAGTAAGAAAGCCAAAAGCTTAACTTGTGATAAGGGGGTGTTACGTTTTTTTTCCCTTAAGAATCGTTAGTTGTTTGACTAAGCATAACACCCCTTATTATGAAAACCTTTTTCTTGTATTTGTTTTTTGCAACATCAACCACAAGCTATGACTTCTATAAAATTAAGGTTAAAAATTTTAATAGTTGTCAGGAAGCTTTAGAAGCAAATACAAAAATTAGTTATGATGATGGGGTTATGTATAAAGGCAAAAGAATATTTATGTATTATTGTAAAACAAAGGATGGACAATGGGTAGAGACGACAATGTAAAATGGATAGATATTGGTGAGAAGATGACCAAGAATTTATTAAAGAACAAACAAAAAGAATATGGAGATTTTGATAGCAACGCACACATTGTTGCACAATTTATCAAATCAGTTTTAGAAGCTGTTAATAAACAAAAGCTTAAAGTACCTATAACAATAGTAGCTCAACTTATGATTGTCTTAAAATTAACAAGAACTGTTAATGATGGTGAGAAAGAAATTATGTATAAAGAAGACACTCACCTAGATATTTCTGGCTACAATGAGCTTTTAAAGTATCAAATGCAACAGTTAGAAAGAGACAGTAATGGCAAATAAAGTATTTTATAGTCCAAAAATCAAACAAATTATTGATTTTATGATAGAATATCATAAGAAGGAACAAGCTTATCCTAGACTAATTGAGATTGGAGAAGCTTTAAATTTATCTAAACAAAGGATTGGTATTCTAATGAAAAATGCTGTTAAGCTTGGTTTGGTCAAAGAGATGGATGTATTTATGAGAAAATATCATTTGACTAAATCAATTAAAAATAGTAAATTTAAAGTCAATAATTACTATGAGTTGTAAGAAAGAAAATACATTTGAAGTAGTAGTAGTTGTTGAAGAAAAATTCTCTAGCGTTGAAAACGCTGTGAATAACAAAGACGCAATAGGAGAACCTGTTGCTAGAATTGTTAGTAAGAGGTTCTTGAAGTCTAACATTAAGTTGGAGGATAAAGATGGACTACGATCCAAAGAAGGTAAGGGAAGTCCAGCAAGAACTGGAGAGAGCAGTTAAGGTAATGCAGAAAGCTAAAGCTCTTTACCAGAAAAAGAAAAGTCAGATTGCTTTTATGAGTAATCAACTTCTTGCTGAAGAAAATAAACAGATTAGAATTTCAAGCTAGAAGAAGTTCTAAAGGTATAAAAAAACGTAACTAGAAGAAAGGAAACCTATCGCTATGGCAAAAGCACAAGTACAAAAGGAAGTTGTCGTTAATCAACACATTGGTAAAAGAATAAGAAAAAGAAGGATTGAGTTAGGAATAACACAAACTGATCTTGGAAATCATTTACCTACAAGCTTCCAACAAATCCAAAAATATGAGAAAGGAGTTAATGGAGTATCATCAGCTAAATTAATTTATATAGCTCATGCTTTACAAGTTCCAATAACATATTTCTTTGAAGGGTTTGATATTGTAAAAGGTGTAAGTAATTTTACATACAAAGATCATCCACCAGAATTAAACAGGGGTAATCAAATTAAAAATGCAAAGTATTATCCTGACCCACAAGCATTTGATGGTATGAAAGATTTTGGTGTGGACTTTGCTGATTTAAAAAAACTATCCAATCAATAAATTATGGCAGTTAGGGGTGTCCTAAGAATAAGGTACTACCCCTAACTCAAGGTATGTACCTAACTATATTATTTTTCTGTCTTAGGTGCAACTTCTAATTGTCTCTCCTCATCATCCTTTTTCATACAGTAATAATGAGCAGGTTCTTTGGTAGCAAAGATTACAAAAGGTTCATCAGAAACAATCATCTTATTACAATACTTACAAAGACCAACGTCTCTAATGACTCTTGTATTCTTCTTCCAAGTCTTCTTAGGTTTTAGCATAATTTGGTTTTTTACCTTTTCTTGTTCTTCTTTCTGCTTTCTTTTTTCTTCTAACTGCGGCAGCTCTTTGACTAGCTGACATTGATCTAACTTTTGCTATGGGTAAACATTTAGGATAGTTTTTTCTTTTCTCACCTTTACTTCTACCACATGGTGGATATGAACCATCTTTTCTTCTATTGGCAATATCAACCCACTTTTCAGATGTCCACTTTCTTAAGCTCATCTTCTTTTTTTAGTTTTTTTCTTTTTTCTAAATTTACCCTTACAATATTGTGAAGCCCACATGTTTGAATATGCTGAAGGATAAACCTTAAATTTTCGTTTGGCAGCAGCTTTGCCTTCTGGACATAACTTAGCCATGTCTTTTCTGTATTGAAAACTTAGCCATCTTTACAGCTCCTTTATGTGGTTTGTATGCACCTTTCATAAGTTTATATGAATTACCTTTTTTCATCCAATGATAACC